CATGTCATTGTCCCTGGCATTTGCGATGGTCTGGGATTTTTCCTTGCTCTCCAGTATGGCCGTCCGCATCAGCTCCTTGGGGATTCTGGAGGCAGGATTTTTGGTCTTTGGTTTTGTTGTAACTTCTTTGGTTTTGATATCCTTCATCTCTCACCTCCAGTCCCGGCTTGTCCCGCTCTTACCCTTCGCCCGGCTTGGTCGTCATCAGGCGGTACAGCTTTGTATTTCTTGGAAACGAATTTTCAAACGGCACCAGATTTCCGGAACAGCGGATCAGACCATGGCCGGCACCCACATTGGTGATGTAGGATAACTGGTTGTCTGAAATATTCAGAAGTGCCGCCAGCTCATCCCGGTCGGTGGTAGCCTGATTCAAAAGGATCAGGAACTCACTGTTCGCCAGCATCAGGCGGGCGGTATCGGATTTCAGAAGTTCCTCAACGTTCTGGGTAAGTCCGGTTACAAATCCGGAATACTTACGGATACGCTTGTACAGGCGGTAGAAAAAGTCCGCACTGTATTCATAGCGGAACAGCAGATAAAACTCATCCGCAAAGATCCATGTCGTTTTTCCCTTCTTCCAGTTCTGGATCACACGGTTAAAAATCGAATCCAGTGTGACCAGCATGCCAAGGGGCATCAGCTGTTCGCCCAGCTCCCGGATGTCATAGTCGATGATACGGCTCTTCGTGTTGACATTGGTTTCCTGGGCAAAGGTGTTCAGACTGCCATTGATAAACAGTTCCGAAGACAGAGCCAGCCCTCTGGCTTCTTCCTCCGGCTGGAGCATGAGTTGTCGGTACAGGTCCTTTAAGGTCGGCACCTGCCCTTTGTAACCGCCCCTCATATAATCCCGGTACACATCTGCGGTGCAGCGGTCAAGGATGGATTTCTCCTTTGCCGAAAGGTTTCCGGCTCCTACGAGCTGCTCAAACAGGGAAAGGATAAATTCTGACTTCTCAATCAGAGGATTTCGATCATTGCCATAGGCAGAATCCATATCCAGTGCATTCAGATGGGTATCCGAGGTTGCCGAGATCCGGATGACCTCTCCGTTTAAGGCTTCCACCAGAGAAGCAAACTCCGACTCCGGATCGAGGATGAGGATGTCATCTTCCGTGGAAAGGGCAAGGTCTACGATCTCCTCTTTTGCCGAGAAGCTCTTGCCGGAGCCGCTGACACCCAGTCGGAAAGAGTTGCCGTTTAACAGCTTCCTTCGGTCTGCCACCAGCATATTTTTGCTGACGGCATTCTGCCCATAATAGATGCCTCCCGGCTGCATGATTTCCTGCGTATGGAACGGGATCAGGACGGCGGTGGATTCTGTAGTAAGGGTACGCACTGCATCGATTTTCCGCAGGCCATACGGCAGGACGGTATTCAGTCCATCGACCTGTTGCCACTTCAAAGTTGCCATCTGGCAGAGGTGTTTTCTCGCAATGGAATACAGGGTTTCCGTATCGGAGTCCAGTTGTTTCTTGCTGTCTGCCATATGTACCATTGTCAGGATGCCGAACATCATCCTCTGATCCCTGGTGGTCAGATCGTCCAGCATTTCCTTGGTCTCTTTTCTCTGCAGCTCCATGTCATAGGGAACTACGGCTGAAAAGTTATTGTTGGCATTCTGGCGTCTCTGCCAGTTGGTGACGTTTGTCTCCACGCCCAGCAGTCGGTTCTGGATCTCACGCACCGCTTCGTCTGTCGGTACGGGGATGATATCAATGGACAGCATCAGGTTCCTGCCAAGGCTGCACAGTTCGGAGATCATCTCATCCTTTACATAGCTGGCGTAATCTTCCATAAAAAGGACTCTGCCGTACTGCTCGCCCAGCTTGAAATGGTCGTTATGGAATTCCATCGTGTCCGGGCAGATCCAGTCTTTGAAGCTGTGTCCCTTTTTCGCAAAGGCTTTCATGTCAAATGAAAAACTCTGTGGAACGTCTGCCTTGAAAAAGTCCCGGAAGATCTGTAGCCTCTGCTCTGCATCCAGCTCTTCCCCAATAGAGGACAGCTTGGCCAGATGGGTGATGATGTCCGTTCCCACACGTGCGAAATAGGTTCTGGCTTCATCGATGTTTTTCTTGTGGACGCTGATGGTCAGATAGCGTTCCTGGTAGATACTGTTGTTGGTACCGGAGATCTTGGAAAGGAGCATGTCATTGTACTCTTTCCGGTACTCGTCCAGACCGTCCCCTTTCATCGGGATCAGCAGGGACTGCTCAAACTCTTCCTTGTTGATCTTACGATTGTTCAGGGTGATCTTCGCCGTACAGCCAGAATCCAGTGCATTTAAAAGTTCAGAGTAGTCCAGGAACATTTCCGTCTTGTCCGCTTTACTGGCAATGGAATAGTTGATATCCGTAAACCGGAATGTCCTGGAATACTTGCTCTCCACCTGAAAAATACCATCTGGCCAGATCTTGCGAATCGGGATGGCCTGCTGGACAGACTTCGGTACTTTAAATTTTTCCTTGTCCTGTTTCAGTGTCTGACTCAGGGTTTTAATCAAAGGCATCACCCCTTCCTCTTCGCTTCTTTGGTTTCTTCTGTTTCGTCCGCTTCTTTTCCAGAAGTTCCGCTCCGTTTCCCATCATTTTCTCACCCAGCCGCAGGCTCTCTTCCATGCAGGAAAGGTACAGGTTCTCCGACTTAAATACCAGCCGCTTCGGGTACAGCAGTTCGGATTTAATGACTACCCATGCAAACTGTTCTGCCGTCATGCCGTGGTAACGAAAAAAGCCGCAGGCTGCAAAGGGAGCCGCCCCAAGGATGCACAGCCATCCGGTTACCTGTTCCCCGGCATATTTCCGGGTGACAAAATAGATTCCAAGGGCTGCCAGAATCGCCAGTACCGAAAATAAGCACTGCCGGAAGCTTAAGCCCCAGAACATTGACTCCTGATAGTCTCGGATTTCTTTATTCATTTTCACTTCCATGTTGTTTTCTACCTTTCTCTCTGTGATTTGTTCTTTGGTTTCTGTTTTGGTGCATCCGCAATCTGGATGCCGTGGCTTTCCATAAATTCTCTGGTTCCCTGCGGATCATATTCTGCCAGTTTTTTCAGGTCAAAGGCGACCTTCTGAAAAGTGCAGTAACCGGAAGCTACAGTCTCCGGCAATACCCTGCCCAGCTTGTATTTCCGAATAAAACGCAGATGCTCTTTGCTGAAATTGTGGTCGATATAGGCTTCGTTCACACCGTTCAGAGGAGCATGGTGCAGGTTCACCGTAAGATCGGAAAAAAGTTCCGGGTAGCCATACTCTGTCTGGTAGATCCCGACATACAGACGGTTCCTGTCCAGGTAACCGCTGACCCGTAAGAATACTTCCTCCGGCTGCGCTCCACTGTCATAGACTAATTTCTTTGGTTCTTCCATTTTCTTGCCTCCTATAATCCCATGATTTCTTTTACGATCCGGTCGGATGCCTTGACTGCCCCGACAAGTACAAGCAGGTTAAAGACCAGTTCACCGACATAATTCCAGACAATGGTCACGGCGGACAGGCTGGTGTCCCCGATGGCCGGCGGACTTGCCGCAAATACCGAAAAGATGATGCAGGCCAGTGCGATGATGGCTCCTTCCAAACATACTCCGGCATAGGAACGGATAAAGTTCTTTCCTACAGACTGGGTTGGCTCCCCGGCAAAGGTTGCCAGCGGAATCGGTGCGATGGCCGTGTACATGTACAGCTTGAACATTCTTCCATATACGGTCAGGATCATTACAAAGGAAAGCACGGTAATTAGCAGACTGCCTAACAGGGTTTGGAGTAGTTTAGTTAGTACAAGACAATATTTATTATTTTACTCGTAACTTCTGTCCTACATAGATCACATTCGGATTGCTGATTCCATTCAACTGCGCAACCTTCTGGTAAGACGTGCCGTATTTAGCTGCAATACCGGAAAGCGTATCTCCAGACTGGACAGTGTAATACTGTGCGGATGAAGCACCTGACTTACCGTTCACGATATTCTGAATCGTATTGTAGTCATATCCGGCAGCTGAAAGACGATTCTTTCTGTCATTTCCGTTGCCCCATTTACCGGCAAGCACTTCCTGTGCGATCTGCTCATTTGATTTTCTGGCAAACGCAGCGTTGATCTTGTTCTGGACTTCTGTGTAACGACTACCGAGAACAACCTTTCTTGTGTCACCGTTACCATATTTACCAGCTTTCACTTCGTTCACCAGTGTATCTACGGATGCAGAATAGATATGGTCGATGAAGCTCTGCACTTCCGTATACCGTGTTCCGAGGGCGTTCTTGCGGTTATCACCATCACCGTACTTGCCCTGCATGACTCCAACAACCAGATCGAGCGTGGATCCGCCCGGAGTATTCACTGTCGGTTTCGGTGTTTCTGCCGGTTTGGTTGTGTTTCCTTTTCCGGCGTACTTGTTCCATGCGTCCTTGTCGCCGTAGAATTTATCCAGATCGAGATTACCGCCCCATCCATTCAATCTACCACAAGAGCTATACTGCCGGATAACACAAGTATAAGCTCCCTCATTCCACGGCTTATCCTGATAGCCTGTGGCGTTCATGTCTGCGTACTGTGCAATCCAGAGTCCATAGTTTCCGATATTGTTGAATTTATAGGCTACAGACTGCGAACAATACAAAAGAGGTCTTACGCCTGTTTTCTGGTATACATAGTCAAGCCAGCTCTTGCACCATGCAAAATCCGAGCTACCAAATGCCTGGTTGCTCTTCCCCTCCCAGTCAAGACAGAGAATTGCTTCGCCTACACGTTTTCCGATTCTATCAAGGAAGTAATCTGCTTCTTTCTGGTAATCTCCACCATTCGCATAATGGTAGATACCGAGACACTTTCCGGCGTTCTTAGCCTGTGCGTAAGCTCTTGTGAAATCTGGGTTCACGTAGCCTGTTCCCTCTGTTGCCTTTACGATCACAAAATCGCACGGGACCACACTGAGGTCAATTCCTGCCTGATAACTTGCAATATCAATTCCATTCATTGCCATAATGTTTCTCCTTTCAAAAAGAGGGCGACTATTCGCCCCATTATTCCTTGTATTTACTTCTGTTCCAGATTTCTGTGATCCGTTCCCAGCCTCCGGTGCTTACCAGATACACAATAAATGCTGCTAGAAATGAGGCAAATACATAATACCATTCAATTACAATTCCATAATAAATGCACAAGACCACCACCGCCACTGGTGTCAGGATCAGTGACACTGCAAGTGCCACCACATTGGTCTGGATCTTTTTCAGTACCGGCATTTCCTTTATCACCTGTACAACTACGCTCACAAGGAATGCTAAAATTCCGATTCCACCAAGTGCATAGGTAATATACTGCATCAACATTTCCGTATTCATAATCGTTACTCTCCTTTTTGTTTTAGATGTAATTCTTCTATTTCCTGTTTCATTTTTGTGATCATGCCATTCCCACCAAGCCGATGATATGCTTCATACATCTCACAGAAATTTTCATAAGCATAGCTCGGTATCTTACCAAGCTTCATATATTTCCCGTGATATTCAATTAACTGTACCCTAAGAAGTAACATTGTACCGGCGCTGTTTGCATCCCTTTTTTTACGTTCTTCCGCAATCCGTTCATCACGCTCTTTTGCGTCCTGCACCTGTTTCTTTTTTTGCTCCTGCAAGAGCCAGACAATATATCCCAATAAGATTGGAAGCGCAATGATATATGTCTGCATCAATACGTCTTTCACCGCTTTTTCTCTCTTTCAATTAAATTTCTTATGATTTTACCGGCTTTGCTGTTCCGGTATACGCTATCGGATAGTCGTAATGGTAATCATACGGATAATCAACCGTTTCCTGGATCTGTACAGAAATCGTAAATTTTTCCTCGGTCGCAACCGTATTTTTGCTTAATTTCACATCTGTAATTTTAAGCATTAAACCACCTCAACTTCTATCCTTGCTTTCCTGATCGAATCCGCAACCGTATAAGTCACTTCCAATATATGTGTTCCTTTTTCTTTTGGAGCAATCTTGCAATCGAGATAATGACCATTGATATCACACTCTCCTTGCACCACGATGTCTGTATAACGTGCCAGCTCATAAGATGCTGTCAGAATCGTAAATGGCTCATCGTTAGGACTTCGCACCAATAGCTTAACGTGCTTGTCTTCGCCCAGGATAAATCTAATTTTATTCACAACAACACCCCCTTCCGTGTATCGGATAAATTACCTCCACAAAGAGCGGATCTGGCTCTGCGATAACTTGATACTGCTCCGGAACTGCCTCTACAGCATAATCTTCCGGAATAACTGTAACCTTACAGTCTTCCGGAACAATTTCCACCATATAATCAAGTGGAACAAGTCTTACGCATAGAGTAGCCGGATCAACAATCAACAGCATCTTCGTGCAGTATGCAATATTGCCTGCATCATTTTCTGCCGTCAACTCCACCACATACATTCCATCTAAATCATAAGGGACCGTGGCATTCCACCGGTCCCCTTCATCTCTCTCGAATATTACTTCTTTTCCATCTATCTTACCGCTTACCTTTACTACCATAGGCGCACCGCCTAGTCGGTAATCTCGACTGCAATAATGAATGTCTTTCCGCAGTCTACTGGATTCGGAGTAAGAGTCACTGACTTAATTACCGGAGCTGACGTATCGACAGTAACCTTACGTGTGACTGTAGTAGTCTTTCCGGCTTTGTCTTTAGCTACGATTGTGATGGTGTTTGCACCCTCAGCAAGAGTCACGTCCTTAGTAAATGTTCCGTCTGTTCCGACCGTTACAGTTGCTCCATTTACCGTTACTGTAACTGGCTTAGATGATACGTCATCTGTTTTACCACTTACCGTTACTGTCTTCTTGTTGGTTATAAGGTTATCTGATGGAGCTGTGATCTGCAGTGTCGGAGGCACTGTATCAACTGTAAATGTTGCTGTCTTAGCTGCAGCTGCATTACCATCGTTGTCGGATGCTTTGACCGAAATCGTATGTGATCCATCTTTTAACGTCGGTGATGTGCATGTGCACTTATATCCACCGTCAATAGCAGTCTTTGTTACCGTCGATACGACTGTACCATCAACTGTGACTGCTATTGTTCCTGCATTTACTCCGGAGTCTGTATCTTTTACCTGGAATTCGATAGTCGGAGTTGTATTTGTGATATAAGCTCCTGCAGACGGAGACGTGATCGTGATAGTCGGTGCTGTCTTTTCTTTTACACGGAGTTTAAGTGATGCGCCGAGAGTAGCATGACTCTGATCTACCGTGGCAGTATTGCCGGCCTCATCTGTAGCCTTTACTGTTCCGCCAAGAACATGATCCGGCTGATTATAGCTCGACTTACTTGGAGCTGTAACCGTAGCTTCCCATTTCCCGGAGGTCGAATTATAGGTCAGATTGTATGCCTGACCATTAAATATATATTGAGCTGTTTTTACTGCCATCTACGCTTCACCTCTACTGCTTGTCTTCTGTTACCAGATCTTCTGCTCCGGAATCAATCAGGACCTCTTTTACCTTGTCCTTTAAAAGTCTCGGTACCTGTGAATAAGTTTTCTTTCCTAACATAATCTGCTGTGCCCATAACATTGCCATCATTTCTTTTCCTCCTGAAATTTGTAATAATATGAATAAAATAGTTAATAAGATTATCGTTTTACTGATATACTGTTTCAGACATTTCCAAAATGCATCCTTCGAGCATTTCATTTTTCTCTTCTGCTTTTTCGACTCTTGTCTGTAAGTCCGCATTTTTTTCTTCCGCCTCTTTAAGTCTTGCCTCCAGTGTTGCTATTCGGCTGTCCGGATCTTCTCCTTCCTGGTACATCAGCACGCCAAGAATACCAGCTGTGTACTTCACGATTGCATCAAGCTTCGTGTAATTTTCATACACAACGGTATCTGCATCCCGTTCGCTCACAGACATTCTCTTAGTTGTTGTCGGATCAGAGAATAAAGTCTTCAGCTGATCCTCGTGTGCTGAAATGGTCTTGATCAGAAGTGCGCCATCCGTCTGCTCAGTGACCTGCTGGATCTGCAGTTCCTGACCATCATTGAATGTGATTTTCATTTTTCTGTTTGCCCCTTT